GCACCCGGGAGACGGTCGAGCGCAAGCGCGCCCGCCTGCCCGACCCGCTGGCCACGGCGATGATGACCGAGATTCGCCGCCGACTGCGCGAAGACCCGGAGGACCTGTAACCATGGCCGGCATCGAGTTGAAGGCGGAGATCCGCGGCCAGGTGACCAGCGACGTGCTGGAGCAGATCGTGCGCAACATGGGCAGCCTGCGCCCGGCGCTGATGGAGATCGGCGAGCACCTGCAGGGCTCCGTGGAGGATCGATTCCGCAGCGAGACCGATCCCGAGGGCAGGTCCTGGGCAGAGCTGGCGCCGCTGACCCTGGCCAACAAGCGCAACAACCTGATCCTGACCGAGAGCGGCGGCCCGGGGTTGCGCGGCTCCATCCACTACCGGGTGGGCAGCGACACCCTGGAGCAGGGCACCAACAAGATCTATGGCGCCATTCACCAGTTGGGCGGTACCATTAGAGCCAAGCGCGCGCCGGCGCTGGCCATCGGCCGCCCCGGCGGGGCCTTCGCCCTGGTCAAGCAGGTGCGGATTCCGGCGCGCCCGTACCTGGGTTTGTCCGAGGACGACCGCCAGGCCATCGACGCTATCCTGGTGCGCCATGCACTGCCCGACGCGGCGCGGTAGCGCAAGCGCCCTGTAAGGCCCCTGAAGGCCACGACAAGGACGCGGTGCAACGTAGGCCCGCCCAAAAGTTTTTAAACCGTCCTGCGAGCCGTTAAACGGGTTTTAAACAACTTGCCAGCGACGGCCCCGGGTGGTTTCATGGTTCGCGCGTATGCGCACCCCTTCTCCGGCCGTTCGGCCACCCCGCATTCCCTGCTGAAGCCCTACACCTTATTGCCGTCGGCAAACCTCCTGATACTGGCCTCCACGAACACGGGAGGCCGCTATGCAGCGCATCGAAATTTTCCGGCCGGGCCAGCACACCGCGATGTCCGGCGAGACCATCGGTTTTACCGAGGCGGAGCTGCGCGCGTCCGCCAAGGCTTACGACCCGGCGCTCCATGAGGCGCCCATCGTCGTGGGCCATCCCAGCCACGACCACCCGGCCTACGGCTGGATCAAATCGCTGAACTACGGCGAGAGCCTGGAGGCCGAGCCCGACCAGGTGGAGCCGCAGTTCGCCGAGCTGGTGGAGGCCGGACGCTTCAAGAAGGTGTCCGCGAGCTTCTACCGCCCCGACTCCCCCGCCAATCCCAAGCCCGGTGTGTATTACCTGCGCCATGTGGGTTTTCTGGGTGCCCAGCCGCCGTCCATCAAGGGCCTGAAGCAGATCGAGTTCGCCGAGGGCGACCGGGATGTGGTCGAGCTGGAGTTCGGCGAGGTGCGCCCGGGGGTGGTGCAGCGGCTGTTCCGCTCGCTGCGCGAGTACCTGATCGGCGAGAAGGGCCGCGAGGCGGCCGACCAGGTGCTGCCCGACTGGGAGATCGAGCACCTGGAGGCGCCCGATTCGCCCGCCTACAGCGAGGCCGCAGCGCCCGCCAAACCGCACACGCAACCGCAACCCACCCAGGAGGTGACCGACGTGGATAAGCAAGAACTGGAGCGGCAGCGCCAGGAGATCGAGGCGCGGGAAGCCCGCATCAAGGAGCAGGAGGCGGCGTTCGCCGAGCGTGCCCGCCAACAACAGGCCGAAGCCAGCGCCCAGATGGTGGATCAGCTGGTGGCCGATGGCCGCGTGCTGCCCAAGCACCGCGACGGCCTGGTGGCGCTCATGGCCAACCAGGACGCCGAGGGCGCGCTGGAGTTCGGCGAAGGCAAGGACCAGGTGAAGACCACCGGCCGCGCCTTCCTGGAGGCGTTCCTGAAGGAGCTGCCCCAGGCCGTGGATTACAGCGAGCGGGCCGGCGCCGGTGGCGACGATGCCGACGCCGGCAGCTTCGAGACCCCGGACGGCTATCAGGCCGACCCGGACAAGGTGCGCCTGCACCGCCAGGCCCTGGCGTACCAGGAGCGTAACGAGTGTGACTACGTGACGGCCGTGCGCGCCGTCCAGCGAGGAGGTGCCGCATGAGCCAGAAAATCCCTGTTTTGACCCTGACCGTCTCCGCGTCCGGCGCGGTGACCGCCCACCGTTTCGTGGGCTACGACGGCGCCCAGGTCGCCGCCTCCGGCGGCAAGGCCCTGGGGGTCGCGACCTTCGACGCCACCGACGGCAAGGATCTGTCGGTGGACGCCCTGGGCACCACGGTGGTGGAGACCGGCGGCGCGATCGCCGTGGGCGACGACCTGGTGTCCGACGCCAGCGGGCAGGCCATCGTCAACCCCGCCCTGGGCGGCGAAGTGGTGGCGGCCCATGCCCTGGATTCGGCCGCCGGTGCCGGTGAGTTCATCGAAGTGCTGCTGGTCAAGTAAGCGGCGCGTAAACGCGAATTAAGGAGACGTTAAACCATGCCTATGAATAACCAGCAGGTCCGGGTGATCGACCCGATCCTTTCCAACGTCGCCCAGGGGTATCGACACCCCGAGCGCGTGGGCTTCGCCCTGTTCCCGCGCGTGCCGGTCAAGCAGCGCGGCGGGCAGATCATCGAGTTCGGCCGCGAGAGCTTCAAGCGCTACAAGACGCGCCGCGCCCCGGGCTCCAACACCAAGCGCGTGCAGTTCGGCTACGAGGGCAAGCCGTTCGCCCTGGTGCAGGACGCCCTGGAAGGCCAGGTGCCCTGGGAGCACATGCAGGACGCCAACCAGGTGCCCGGCATCGACCTGGGCACCCAGGCGACCAACGAGACCATGAACATCATGTCGCTCTCGCTGGAGATCGAGCAGGCCGAGATTGCCACCAATGCCGCGAACTACAGCGCCAACAACAAGGTGACGCTCTCCGGTACCGACCAGTGGACCGACGCCAACTCGGACCCGGCCAAGCAGATCCGCGAGTACCGCGAGGCGGTGCGCTCCATCGTCGGCATCCGGCCCAACACGCTGGAGATCCCGGCGGCGGGCTTCAACGCCCTGTGCGAGCACCCGAAGATCCTGGAGCGCTTCAAGTACACCTCCAGCGATTCCATCACCGTCGAGATGCTGGCCCGGCTGTTCAACCTGCGCCGCATCGTGATCGGCGAGGCGGTGTACATGAACGAAGGCAGCGACCAGATGGTGGACGCCTGGGGTAATGCGGCCGTGCTGGCTTACGTGCCCGAGCAGGTCAGTTCCCGGGCGGAGCCGTCCTTCGGGTACACCTACACCCTGGAAGGCCACCCGATCGTCGAGGAGCCCTACAACGAGCGCAACGCCAAGAGCTGGATCTATCCGGTGACCTACGAGCGTTCGCCGGTGCTCTCCGGCATCGAGTCCGGCTTCCTGATCCAGGACGTGGCCGCGCTGTAATCCACTGACGGCCCGCTCCGGCGGGCCGCAACCATGACGAGGTGAGCATGAAATTTCCAGTGACCGAGCCGCTGCGCCGCAACGGCAAGACGCACAAGCCGCCCGCCGAGGTGGAGCTGGACGTCGAGCAGGACGCCGAGGAGATCGACCGCCTGGCCCGCAAGGGTGTGATCCGCGATGTGCGCGAGACCCCCGAGAGCGACGGAGGCCAGGACGATGACCCGACCGGCAGCGAGGCGAGCCAGACCGAGGGAGCGGCGGACGCGACCGACGCCCAGGGCGAGAAGACCCCGGAAGCGCAAGCGACCCAGGCGCCGCAGGACGGCGGTGAAGCTGCCAAGGACTCGACCGCCGACGGCGACCAGGGCAAGACCGACGAGCCCGCCAAGAACGACGCCACCGGGGCCGAACCCGCCAAGGATGACGCCCCGGCCAAGGCCGAGGCCAAGCCGGCGGCCCGCAAGGGTGGCGCCAAGTCCACCACCAAGGCCAAGGGGTAAGCGATGTACGCCAGCGTAGCCGACCTGATCGAGCGATTCGGCGAGACCGAGATCGTGGAGCTGACCGACCTGGAGCACACCGGGGCGGTGGACAACGCCATGGCCGAGCAGGCCCTGACGGACGCCACGGCCGAGATCGACGGCTACCTGGCGGCCCGCTACCGCCTGCCGGTGACCGACACGCCCCGCCTGCTGTCGCTGCTGTGCACCGACATTGCCCGGTACCGGCTGCAGAAAGGCGTGAGCACCGAACAGGCGCGCCAGCGCTACGAGGACGCGGTGGCCAGGCTGAAGGCGATCGCCCGGGGCGAGATCAATCTGCCCCTGGATACGCCGCCGCCGGCCAGCGCCGAACCCAAGGTGGTGACCGGCTCCGGCCGGACCTTCGATAACGACACGCTGCGGGGCTACTGATGATTGCCGAGGCCGAGGACGCCATCGTCGCCGCCATCCAGCAGGCCCTGGGCCAGACGGTGCAGACCGTCGAGACCCTGCCCGGCCCCTGGGACCAGGACGCCCTGGCGCTGGCCTTTCGCAAGATGCCAGGGGTGTGGGTGTACTTCGACGGCGGCAACCCGGGCAAGGGCCGTGGCCGGTTGTCTGGGCGCTTCGTGGTGTACGCGGTGACCAGCCACGCCAGTGGCGGTCGTGAGCGCCAGCGCGGCAACAGCCGCCAGATCGGCGCCTACGAGATCGTGGAGCGGGTGGTGCCCAGCCTGGACCAGCAGCCGGTCGCCCAGCTGGGCAGCCTGCGGTTCGACGGGCTGCGGGTGCTGACCCCGGCCAGCGCCCAGCGCAAGGGCGTGGCCGTGTACGAAATGGCGTTCGCCCTGGAGATGGCCTTCCCGGCGCCGCGCGACCTGGCCGACCTGGCCGACTTCGCCATCTACAGCGCCACCCATGAGGTGGGCGATGGCCCGGCCACCGAGAGCTACACCGACATTCCCACGGGTACAGAGGAGACATGACCGTGACCAAGCGATACATCAAGCCGGCCCGCGAGGGCCTGGTGGTGCGCCAGCCGCAAAACGGCCGCCCGCTGCCCCCCGAGGGAGTGTCGGTGGACTGGAGCGGCTACTGGGCGCGCCGTAAGGCGGAAGGTTCGATCGTCGAGGCCAAGCCGCCGGCGAAACCCAAGGCCAAGCCCCAGGGCGAGGCGACCAAGCAAAAGGAGGCTGACTGATGGCGATCAGCGCGACCGTATTTAACGAGATCCCGTCCGCCCTGCGGGTGCCGGGCTGGTACATCGAGTTCGACAACCGCCTGGCGGGCAATGCCGTGTTCATGGGCAAGCTGCTGGTGATCGGCCAGAAGCTGGCCGCCGGCACCCAGGACGCCGGCACCCTGGTGCGCGTGACCAGCAAGGAGCAGGCCGACGAGCTGTTCGGCCGGGGCTCCATGCTGGCCGAGATGATGCGCGCCATCAAAGAGGTGGACCTGTACACCGAGACCTGGGCGATCCCCCTGGACGATGCCGCGACGGCGGTGGCCGCCGAGGGCGCCATCGAGGTGACCGACAGCCCCACCGAGACCCGCCCGCTGGCGCTGTACATCGCCGGGCGCCGGGTGTGGGTGGAGATGACCGGCGGCGACGACCCCCAGGTGGTGGCCCAGGCCATCGTCGACGCGGTGAATGCCGACGACCGCGTGCCGGTGACGGCCGCCATCGACGGCGTGACGCCCAGCAAGGTGCTGCTGACCTGCCGCTGGGGTGGCGAGACCGGCGACGACATCGACCTGCGCGACAGCGTGAAGGGCGAGCAGCGCCCGACGGGCCTGCGGGTGACCTACACCCAGCCCACCGGCGGCGCGGTGAACCCGGACATGGACGCGGTGATCGCGGCCATGGGCAGCGAGTGGTGGAACTGGGTGTGCCTGCCCTACACCGACACGGTGAGCCTGGAGGCCATCGAGGGCGAGCTGGCCGACCGCTACGGCCCCATGCGCCAGATCGGCGGCCGAGCCTTTGCCGCCTTCCGGGGCACCCACAGCGAGGTGGCCACGCTGGGCAACGGCCGCAACTCGCCGCACGTGACCATCATGGGCACCAACCTGGCGCCGAGCCCCACCTGGTTGTGGGCGGCGACCAACGCCATCGTGGCGGCCCAGTCCCTGGGCATCGACCCGGCCCGGCCGCTGCAGCGCCTGACCCTGCCGGGGCTGATTCCGCCGGCGGAGGATCTGCGCTGGAACGATGCCGAGCGCAACCTGCTGCTGTTCGATGGCATCGCCACCTACACCGTGGCGAGCGACGGCAGCGTGCAGATCGAGCGCCAGATCACCACCTACCAGGAGAACGCC